ATGCAAACTTAAAAATCTTACGGGGAAAGTTGGGACATATGCTTTGATGTCTCCTAATATTTATCATAGAGCAACTGTTCCATCTGAAGAAGCGGAGCCTAGAGAATGTTTGTTTTTCTTTATAAGGCCAGCTCTTAGGAAGAGATCTTCTTACTCTGTTGGGATTCATTCAATTAAAGGAGAAGTCAATGTTAAAATGTATCCTTTAGACTAATGAATTTTGATAATTTAAAAACTTGGGATCAGTGTGATAACCCAGAACATAAGAGGCTTGCATATTTTGTAAGCTCTAAAAAAAAATTTCCTCATTGCGATAGGGGAAATAAGTGGATTATAGAGCATTGTCATAAAAGACTATCTTATCCACTGCAAAATTCTTATAATGAAGATGAACTTAAACACTTGAAGTTCGATGAAGGAGCTGCTATGTGGCCTGTAAGGCCCGATCCCGTATCAGGAAAATATGTAAAAGCAGATTTTTGTTCTAGTGATGGGGGAGAGGGCAAGGTCGAGCTTGTAGTTGACGATGATTATATTTACGAATATCTTATCGGTTTTGAAAAATTTGAAAATAGTAAAATTCTGGTTGTTGGCGGCGGTCCTTCAACAAATGATATAGACTGGAGCGTTAATGAATATGATTATATATTTTCTTGCAATCACTGCTACCTATCAGATAAACTTAAAAATAAAAAAGTTGACTTATATTTTTTAGGAAACGAGGTAGATATAAAATCTAAAGAATTTAAAAGCTATTTTAGTAAATATTCTGATACTTATATTGGTTGTGAAGATATATCAGATCCTTTAAAAATTGCATATCTACATGCAACTTATCCTAGTAGGGAGTTTTGTTGTAGTAGTAGGTGGCAAGCTAAATTTACAGGAGTCGGCGGTAAATTAATCTTATTTGCTCTATCTCTTGAACCAAAAGAACTTCACTATATAGGCTTAGATGGCATAGTAAAAGATTTTAGCTTCCATAAAAAAATGCCTCACTCTTTTGAATCTAAAAAACTATTTAGAAAAAATAAAACTCAGACCTATCAAGAAGTTCTAGATCAATATATTATGTTCGATAAATATATCAATCATAGCTATCCTAATGTAAATATACATAATTTAGGAAAAAAGTCTAAATATAACTGTTTACATAATTTATGAAATGCGTTTTATGTAATGCTGCTTGTTCAAAAAAACAACATGAGGTTTTCAAATGTGTCGAGTGTGACCATGTATATGTTAATTTTACAGGCAATCACTTAACATATAACAAAAGTGAATATAGAGTTAATTCTCATGGAACAAGAAACAATTTAGAAATAGTAGAAGGTAATATAACAGAAAAATTTCACGATGCTAGAGATTCAATGTGTAACAAAAGATTATCTATTGTTAAATCGTATTGTTCTAATGGTAAAGTTTTAGATATAGGATCAGGGGGCGGCACTTTTGCTTTAAAATTAAGAAACGAGGGTTTCGATATTGATTGTCAGGAGATTAGCGATGTTTGCATTAAACATTTAAAACAAAATAATTTTAATGTTTACGAGGGTGATTTTTGCTCCTTAGATTTTGACAAAACTTATAATTTAGTAACGTGTTGGCATGTCCTTGAGCATATAAAGAACTTGAACTCTTTTGTAAAAAAATGTGAAACTATTTGTTCTGATTTGTTAATTTTAGAAGTTCCGATTAAAAGAAGCATACCTAATGCTGAAAAAAACTGGGATGGTCATTTCCACTATTTTTCTAAACAATCATTAAGAGATTTGTTTTCAGATAGTTTTACTTTAATAAACATAACAGAGGATGGTTGCCAAAAACCTTGTCTACTAGCAGTTTTCAAAAAAAATGAAAAACATTAAGGATATTGTATTTATAATACAAGCAAGGATGAACTCTCAAAGAGTCCCTCGTAAAATGCTTAAAAGTTTTTCTGATTCAAATCTTTTTGAGATAGGTATAAAAAAAATATTAGGTTGTAAAAATATTCCTAGAGAAAATGTATACGCTTCTGTTTATGAAGAAGAACTCATACAAATATCTAACACATACAATTTAAATATATTCAAGAGAAGCAGAGAGTCAGCCAACAACGATGACTCTGTTCAAAAAATTTACGAATGGCATAATAAGTTGCCCTTTAAATATGTAATAAAAATAAACCTTTGTTCTCCGTTGTTAAAAAAAGAAACTATAGAGTCCTTTGTTAATACTTTTGTAAATCAAGAAGCTGAAAATTTGTTTGGTGTTATAGAGCAGAAAGATTACTTTTGGGACTCTAAAGGAAAACTGATAACCCCATGGCCTAAAGATCAAACCATAATGAACACCAAAGCTGTTGATGTAACATATAAGGCGGCTCATGTTTTATATGCTTCTAGAATGGATATCATCTCTAATTCTAAATTTATGGGTGACTTTCAATCTGAAGGCGGTATAAAGTTATTTCCGATGGACGAGTTAGAAGCTTTCGACATTGACTACGATTGGCAATTTAAAATAGGAGAGTTACTATATGATAATTTACGTTGATATTGATAACACTGTATTTAAGACAAAAGGGACCAACTATGAAGAAAGTGTTCCTATGCCGCGCAGAATAGAAAAAATTAACAATTTATATGATAATGGGAACACTATTGTTTATTGGACTGCCAGAGGAACGGGATCAGGTAGAGATTATTTAAAATTAACAGAGGATCAGCTTAGAAAAAGTGGGGCTAAGTTCCATAATCTTTTAATGGGTAAACCAATCTATGATTTATTTATAGATGATAAAAATGTAAACTCAGAAACATATTTCGGATCATGAAGAAAGTAATTATTACAGGGGTGACAGGGCAAGATGGTAGCTTGATGGCTGATTATCTGTTGGCACACACAGAACATACTATTGTAGCTGGAGTTCGTAGGCTAAGTGTTAAAAATCACAAAAATATTTCTCACTTATCAGAACATAAAAGATTTAAATTAATTGATCTTGATATTACAGATCAAGCTAATGTGGATAGAGTTATTTCTGAAGAGAAGCCAGATTACTTTATAAACTTCGCAGCTAATTCTTTTGTGGGTGTTAGCTGGAAAATGCCAGTAAATCATATGGAAACAAACGCCATGGCTGTTTTGTATCAACTTGAAGCGATTAGAAAACATTGCCCTATGTGTAGATACTATAATGCTGGCTCCTCAGAAGAGTTTGGTGATGTTGTAGAGATCCCGCAGGATGAAACGCACCCTCTTCGTCCTAGAAGCCCATACGGAGTCTCTAAATGTTCTGCAAGACACATTGTTAAAGTTTGGAGGGAGTCTTATGATCTATACGCAGTTCAAGGATGGCTTTTTAATCACGAAGGCGTAAGGCGTGGTGAGGAGTTTGTGACAAGAAAAATAACAAAGGCTGTGGCTCGTATTTACAATGCATACGTAAGCAAAAATCGTGAAAGGCATGACTGGGGCAATTCAATAAAGTTTGACCCACTTAAGCTTGGTAATGTAGACGCTCAAAGAGATTGGAGTGACGCTGAAGATTTTGTGTCAGGCGTATGGAGAATGCTAAATCAAAAGCGAGATTCTCCAAAAGATTATGTATTGTCCTCTAATGAAACACACTCAATTAGAGAATTTGTTGAAGAGGCTTTTAATTTTGCTGGATTTGCCACACATGAGTGCGAGTGGGTTGGAAATGGTGTCGAAGAAAAATATATGCACGGCGAACATGTTCTTGTAGAGATAGATCCACAATTTTTCAGAGAGGCTGAGGTCAATCTACTTCTAGGTGACTCGTCTAAAGCCCGTGAGGAGCTTGGGTGGGAGCCTAAAACCAGTTTCTTGCAATTGGTCAGGAAGATGCTTGACGAAGATATGAAAGAATGACATAGTCACCATATGCCCCGTGGTAAAAAAGAATGCCCGTGTTGCTCTAAGTTTATTGCATCACGGGCTTCTTCTTGTGAGTGTGGTCATATATTTAAAAGAAAAAAAAAGAATCGAACATCTGTTTCTAAAAAAGAGATATTATACAGATTGGTTGATGTCCCGGCTAAAGGTAAAAATAATTTTTATGCTAGGGAGTTTAGGCTTCTTAATATTTTGATTGAAAGATACTCATTAGAGTTTATATCGGTTGTGACATTTGAGAGAAAGTTTGACTCACTCAGTTATTTGGTGAGTGAAAAATTAAAAGAAACACTTGACAAAAAGTTTCGCTCATTCAACTACAAATTTGATCCCTCTAGATATGATGTGTATACTCTAGGTGAAAAGACCGGAGAAGATGCGGTCGTGACCAAAAATAAGAAAACAATAAAACAATTTTTAAATGACTGAACAAACTGAATCTAACAAGCTGCTGAAAAACTTTCTTAAAACAAACAAAGAAGATCATTACAATTTCGAAGATGAAATTGACTACAAAGTTTCTAGTGGATCTCTTAATTTTGACTTGCAATTAGGTGGAGGCTTCGGACCCGGACTCCATAGGTTCGTTGGTATGAATGAGGGAGGGAAAACCTCCGAGGCTCTTGAGGTTATGAAAAACTTTTTAAACGATATGCCTAAAACTAAGGCTGTCTACATAAAAGCAGAGGGTAGACTTTCTCCAGAGATGAGAGAAAGATCTGGTGTAAAATTCGTGTTCGATGCAGATGACTGGGTAGAGGGAACCTGTTTTGTTTTTGAATCAAATATTTACGAAACTGTCGTGCAGCTTTTAAGAGAGCTTGTCGGTAAAAATGAGGATTCTTTGAAATATTGTTTTGTTTTGGATTCTGTAGATGGATTGATCTTAAAAAACGATTCAGATAAAAGTTTTGAGGAGTCAACTAAAGTAGCTGGGGGTGCAGTTGTTGCTGCTAAATTTATGCAGAGAATGAGTATAGCTTTAGCTAAGAGGGGCCATATGGCTATTTTCATATCTCAAGTTAGAGCCGACATTAAGTTAGATCCATACACCAAAGCTCCTGTAAGACAAACTACGGCAACAGGAGGTAATGCTCTGCTACATTTTGCCAATTGGATTATTGAGTTTGAACCAAGATTTGTTTCTAGAGATATGATCTTGCAAAATCCAACTGTAAAAAAGATGGACCCGAAAAAGAATCCGGCCATTGGTCATACCGTCACTGTTACTGTAAAAAAATCACCTAACGAAACAACAAATAACAAAATATCATATCCAATTAGATATGGTCGTAAAGGTGGCAATTCTATTTGGGTTGATAAAGAGTTAGTAGATTTGTTAGAAGCTTGGGAATTCATCTCTAAGTCTGGCGCTTGGATTACCTTTACAGAAAGCTTCAAAGAAGTTTTAGAAAATACTGAGTTTAAACTCAAAGATAAATTTCAAGGTGTTAATCAACTTTTTGAATTTATAGAGCAAAACAAAGATTTTTCTCGCTTTTTAATAAATTATTTTAAAAATGAGATTGGTTCATTTTCATGAGGTTTTATGACTCAGGTGGCAGACTAAGGAATCTCAAACAAGCTAGGCGATACCTTATTAAATGGGAACAGGCTAGTCGCAGTAAATTCCAAAAAAGTGTCAAAGATTTTTTAAAACCATATTGGAAACATGATATGGTTTTCGAAGAGTTTAGAATAGTTGGCTCTCGGTTGTCTTTAGATTTTTACAATGCTAATAAAAAAATAGCTATAGAAGTTCAGGGAGCGCAACACACTAAATACGTTAAGCATTTTCATAAAAACAGATTAAAATATTTAGATCAATTAAAGAGAGATCAAAAAAAGCTAGACTTCTGCGAAGCAAACGATATAAAGCTAGTGGAAATATATCCAACAGATGTAGTGAATACTTCATTTTTTGAAGACAAAGATATTTACTTATGAGCGAACCTACAGGTAAATTAGAGTTTAATATACCACAAAATTTTTTAGAGCAGCTTTATGAGTTTAGTGGTGGTGCTGATAAATATAAGGGCATGGTTATAGCCTTATGTTCAGAAAGAGGATCACCCATAGTATATTCTAAATTTGAATCTCCAATCATGGAGCTTGGCTTGAGAAAAGCTTTAGAAGATTACATCAACGATCAAAACATCAATGAGGAAGAAAGAGATTTATGATATATGATTTTGAATTAGAAAGACAGTTGCTAGCTGGCTTAATAAAAACTCCCGATGATTTTTCTGAGATATCAAATTTTGTTGATCAATCAGATTTTTATTCCGAAGAAACTAATCTTCATAGTGCTATTTTTACTATTATAAAACAAGCGATTGATTCTGGTGAAGATATTGATGAAATCATTATAGCTCAAAGAGTTTCAAGTATAGGGTTATCTTTTGAAGATAATTTAAATCCAGCTGATTATATTAAGTCTTTGGCGCTAAGAAAAGTTCCAAAGGGTAACGTGGTAAAAACGGCTAGAGAACTTAAAAAAATATCAATTAGGAGAGGTATTTACGAATCTGCTCAACAAGTCTCTAAAAAGATGAAGTCTATGCCTTTAGAGGCGACTTATAAAGATATTGTAGAGAGGGCAGACAATATATACAACTCCAAGATTAATCTTTACGAGATCGGCAATGATGTCCCTGAAAATATTTACGAGGACATGGAGTTTATAATTGAGGATAGAGGTAATAACCCATTGACAGAGTTTGGTATGATGGGGCCTCATAAAAAGATAAATGACATATATGGATCTTTACTCAGGCCCGGTAACATAACTGTGGTTGTAGCTCGTTCAGGTGTCGGTAAAACTCAGTTTTGTATGGATTACTCTACTAAAGTGAGCTTGGTATATGATGTTCCTGTTCTTCACTTTGATAATGGTGAGATGAGCAAGGAAGAACTCGTTATGCGTCAATGTGCTGCTTTGTCTGGTGTCGCTATGCACCTTTTAGAAAGCGGTAAGTGGCGACAGGCAGGAGAAGAGGTTGTGAACAAAGTCAGATCAGTTTGGCCGAAGATTAAAAACCTTAAGTTCTTTTACTACAATGTGGGAGGTATGGATGTAGACTCCATGATTAATACCCT